TCCTATTTCGATGTTTGTTGCTACAGCGGCACAGGAAGCAATAGAACTGTAAGCCATAATCTTGGTGCAGTACCAGAAATGATGTGGGTGAAACGTAGAAGTGGTGCAACTAATTGGGCAGTGTATCACAAAGGAGCAGACGCATCAGCCCCAGAAGATTATTATTTAGAACTTAATACCACTACAGGTAGACAAGATGATTCTAATAGATGGAATGATACTGCGCCTACTTCAAGTGTATTTACAGTAAGCACAGGAAATGCAGTAAATGGAAATGGTGAAACTTACATAGCCTACCTTTTCGCTACCGTAGCAGGTGTATCTAAGGTGGGAAGCTATACTGGGAACGACACAGGCCAAAACATAGATTGTGGATTTAGTAATGGCGCAAGATTTGTGCTTATAAAATGTAGTTCGCATGGTGATAGAAGTTGGATGGTTTTTGACTCAACTCGTGGAATTGTTGCAGGGGCTGATCCGTTTTTAACATTAGAAGCTAACTCAGCAGAAAATTATGCTTCTAATGGAGCAGGATCTATACAAAACTATACGAGTAGTAATCTTGATTTAATAGACCCATACAGTTCTGGTTTTGCAGTAGTTGGTGGCACTGGAATGGTTAATTCAAATGGCAAGTCATACATCTTCTATGCAATCGCATAATCAACTGACGAAAGGAGTATCAACTAATGTCAGAATATCGTGAAAGAACAACAGGCGAAGTTAAAACGCAAGGGCAATGGAGGGCAGACTTTGCTCATATGTCATTGCCTAGAGTGTGGAAAGCAGCAACCTTAGACGCAATGAACCTAGACCCAGTACTCGCAAGCCCTGCGGCTACAACTGGTGATTACCAGATAAGTGTGCGTGATGGTGTTGAGCAAGATGCAAACGGCAACTGGGTTGAGAAGTATGTCGCAAGGGATATGTTTGCTGATACGACTGAGGATGGCGTTACGACTACCAAAGCAGAGCACGAAGCTGCATATCAGGCAACGCTTGATGCAGCTACAGCCGAAGGACACAGAGTTACACGTAACAAACTTCTAGCTGATACTGATTGGACGCAAATGAATGACAGTCCGTTGGCTAACGATGTTAAGACACAATGGGCAACCTATCGGCAAGAGCTAAGAGATATGTCTGATTTAGATGCGTGGCCTAACATAGCAGATGATGATTGGCCTGTAGCACCGTGAGGATAGAACATGGATAAACGAACAGTAGCATCAGCACATGAGCGAATAGATGAATTGCAGATACAAGTTGCGGAGATAAAGACCGAGATGAAAATACAATTCAAAGACCTTTACAACCGTATCAAAAGACTAGAAGCTATTATGATTGGTATTAGTGGCGCTAGTTTGTTGTTGCTATTACGCATGACATTTCTGAGTTAGGCAAATGGACCCGGTTAGCTGTGTCGCGCTCGCCACAGGCGCTTATAAAACACTTCGCGCTGCCATCTCAACCGGGAAGGATCTCCAAGAAATGTCTGGAACTTTGTCGCAATGGGGCAAAGCTTTCTCTGACTTTACTAATCTAGAAGAACGAGAAAAGAACCCACCCTGGTGGAAACAGACGTTCAAAGGTAGTGATGAAGAAACTGCATTAGAAATCTTTGCTAATAAAAAGAAGATGGAGCAAATGCGCCAAGAAATTAAGGATCATATTTCTTTTAATTACGGGCCGAGTGCCTGGAAAGAGGTTCTACAGATTGAGGCGCAGATGCGTAGAAAAAGAAAACAGGAACTATACAAAAAGCAAGAGCGTATAGATGCAGCGATTAACTTTGCGATTGGTGCTGTAATTTTTGTTGTCAGTGGTGGGATATTGTTTCTTGGCTTTTACGCTCTTGGCAAATGGCAAGGGCGCTGGTGATGTGGGTGTTGCTTTGGTTGCAAGTAATTAGCGGTAATTTTGATCACTACCATGTAGGCAGTTATTCAAGTGAAGAGGCTTGTAAAGTTGCTCAAAAAGAAGCCAAGGTGTTGGTAACAAACAATAATTCTAAAGTGGTGTGTATAAAAATTGAACGGTGATACTAAAGGAATGGCGCAACAAATATATTGTGTATGACAAATATGGAAAAGTTGTTATAATTACACGCGATAAAAGGGTAGCGATAAAACACGCGAGGTCGCTGAAATGACAGAGTTTGAGAAAGCAGACATAAACGGTAACGGCGTTATTGAAAAAGCTGAGTGGAATAAACTGGCTTTGGAAGATCGCAGACTTGAGATGATCGACAGAGACTTGAAGCGCAACGCGGAGCGTAGGTTCACCGGGTTTGCTCTTGCCGGGATGTTGATATATCCGTTTATTATTCTCTTAGCTTCTGTTCTTGGCTTTGACAAAGCGGCAAGTCTTATCACAGATATAGCAAGTGTATACGTGATTGCTGCATCAGGTGTGGTTGCTGCGTTTATGGGATTTAATGCGTATGCTGCAAAAGCGGAGCCGAAGAAAGCAAGCATACAAATGGAGGGAGATTGATGTTACAAAGCGTAATTGGACCAATAGCTCAATTAGCTGGTAGTTGGCTGGACGCAAAGACTACAAAGCAAGCTGCGGAAGCTAAACTTAAACTTACAGAGGCAGAAGCAAAGGCAAAGATACTTCTAAGCAAAGAAACCTCTGTTGCTGATTGGGAACGGATCATGGCAGAAAACTCTGCTGGGTCATGGAAGGACGAATTTTTTGTAATTGTCCTAAGTATTCCTATGATTTTATGTTTTATTCCTGGTTTAGAGGGTGTAGTGCATCATGGTTTTGAACAACTCTCTATGGCCCCAGATTGGTATATGTACGCACTTTTAACCGCAATATCAGCATCATTTGGTTTGCGTGGATTTAAACAATTCTTAGGTAAGAAATAATGACTGATTTAAAAATACCTGTAGCTCTCGTTTTTGCAATGGCTGTGCAGTTAGTTGGTTTAGTATGGTATATTAGTTCTATTGTACATGACATAGAACACTTGAAACAAACTGTTTCGGCGCAAGATGAACTTATCCGTTTGATAGATCAGGACGTAAATGATCTGTGGGCTTTTTGTACTTTCACGGAAAACAAATGGGCAGAAGCTTATAGCAGTGACATGGTGTACGAAAGATTGTGTGGTACGAAGGAGGTTGTAAATGAGTAAAGCATTGAAAACCCTTCAAGCAAAGATCGGGGCTATGCCTGATGGTGCTTTTGGCCCAAACACCGCAAGGAAAATATGCCATCATTATGCACTTAATGCAGAACGTGGCGCTCACTTTTTAGGGCAATTAGTACATGAAAGTGGTACGTTTAAGTATACAGAAGAAAACCTAAACTATTCTAAAGACGCTATTCTTAAAGTATTCGGTAAATATTTTAAGACGGAAGCGGAAGCAGAAATGTGCGCTAGAAATCCACAAGCTCTTGCTGATCGAGTGTATGGTCAAAGGATGGGGAATGAGGGACAAGGCTATCTGTGGCGAGGGCGTGGCTTCCTTCAGTGCACCGGGAAAGATAACTACTCGCAGTTTGCAGCCGACATGGATTTGCCAGAGATTATGAAAGATCCAGATCTCTTAGCATCTGACTATCCAATGGAGAGTGCCATTTGGTTTTTTCACAGAAACAAACTGTGGGAAATATGTGATGAAGGTGTAAACGATGACGTTATTAAGACCATTACAAAAAGAGTAAATGGTGGTTATAATGGGTTAAAACATCGACAGAAAGAAACACATAAAATATATGGGTGGTTAAATGAGTAAGAGCACGGTCAACAAAGCTAAGACTTACACAAAGCCTGAGATGCGTGAGCGTCAGTTTCGATCAATACTCAATAGCAATGTGCAAGGAACAGCCGCCGGAAAGTGGTCGGCTCGTAAAGCACAACTCCTTGCAAAAAGATACAAAGCTGCTGGTGGAGGATATAAATCGTGAAAGCTCCACAACGATCTCTGATGAATTGGGGAAAGCAAAACTGGCGTACTAAGTCTGGTAAGAAGTCTAGCGAAACTGGTGAGCGTTACTTGCCAGAAAAAGCAATCAAGGCTTTGACACCAGAAGAGTATGCTGCAACCACACGAGCTAAACGTGCTGGTGGTGGCACTGGTCAGACTGTGCCACAGCCAAAGAAGATTAGAGAAAAGACAAGAAAGTATCGGAGTTAGGTATGGCTAAGACGGATGTTAAATCATTGCTTAATCGCTACGGACTGCGAGAGGTAAATCAGCCACAGAGATTGAATGATAGTACAGATAAAAGTCATCATGTCTTGGCTCGTATCAAAGAGGGTGGTCAAACTAAGTATAGACATATTAAGTTTGGACAAGAAGGTGTGGAGACAAACAAAAGCGCTAAACAAAGGGAGGCTTTTAAATCTCGTCATGCACAGAACATTGCTAAAGGTCCAAGCTCTGCTGCATATTGGGCAAACAAAACTAAATGGAAAGCTTCAGAGACTGGTTAGGAAAATTTAATGTCTGAAAGATTAGAACGTAGCCTGATGAACCAGGCAAAGAAAAAAGGTCTTACTGGTAAAGAGAAAGACAAGTATGTATATGGTACGTTGACTAAGGTTGCCGGACCAAAGGGAAGTAAACAAGCAGGAGAAACTGGAAATGTACGGAAAAAAACGTAAACCTAAAAAGTCTATGATGAATGGCGGCTATGGCAAAGGCAGCTAAACATTACTTGCCCAATGGCAAAGAGTACACCGGGGCTACACATAAGATGCCTGACGGCTCTTTGCATACTGGAGCAAAGCATACAAAAAGCAGTCAGGTTTTGTCGCATAAAAAACCAAAGTCTATGATGAATAAAAAGTAGGCTATGGTCTTGGCATAGGCTTTACGTAATCTTTGGAAACTACGTTAGTGCCTTTGCAATATAAAGATACGTCACTGTCGTAAGGCTCAAGTATATCTGACATATGTTCTAAGCTGTATGAGCAATCATCAAAGCTTGGTAGTAGTATGCTTGTCTTTAGCTCTTCACCTTGGACAAAGTAACTTATCATCAAAAATGTAAAATACGTTTTTATCATTGTGTATACCTCACAGTTAATTTATTGTTGTGTCTGGGGCAGAACCTCCGTCTGCCCCACGACTATTTCCAAGGCTCCATAGGCAGCGTTATATTACGCTTACGTTCTACAGTGTCTATTGTTGTCTTGCCTGTACCGTTTGCCCGATGAAACTCCACACCCATCCTATACGCAAGTGTGCGTAGGTTTGACGGATCTATGCCTAACTTTTCAGCAGCAGTTTTTATAGTAAATTCTTTGTACTGCTCAAGAAGTTCTTTTGTCTCGTAGTAGTAACGAGTTTTTAAAGCTGGGTATGGTTTCATGGCTAAAATGGAATTTCATCCTCTCCCAAAGGAGGCTGAGTTGTTTGTTGTTGTTGCTGTGTCTGTTGCTCTTCCATTGGTTTATTTGGAAACAAAGGGAAGCTTGCAACTTTAGGCCACATTTTTGGATCATCTCCGTTTCGATGTTGCAGTTGTACACTCACAGATATGCCATGATCTATCATTGCTTTCTTTACCTTCTCAGCTACAGCAAGCGTAGCTTGGTCATAGCGTTTGTCCTTGGGCACGTTAATCCATGCTGAAGCTCTCATTTCTACAGCCTGTCCGTTGTTCATAAAGCCATCTATCGTAAGTGACTTTACTCCTAGTGTTGGTCTATTGCTCAAAGCTATTCTCCTTTTCTGTTAATCTTTGCACTAGCCTTTGAAATAATTGTGGATACTGATTTTTAAGCTCGTCTAACCAAGCATCATCAGTCTTTCTATCAACGTCGGCAAGCTCTCGTTTGGACTTTGCCGCCTGATATTGTTCGGTGAGGTCTTTGCACCATGCCACCCACTCACCTTGGTTCTGTGGCATACCGTTTGTTTGTACTTGCGTTTCATCTATCGCTTGTTCTTTTCTCTTGGCTGCAACAAGCTCATTGGCTGAAGCATAGCTACCACCGTGTAGCCCAATGGATGCTAAGGCTCTACCTATCGCTGAGGTTTCACAGTTCTCTATGGCGCTTGTTTTGTTTACGTTTGAAGATCCTCTTATTTCTTCAGCGTACCCACTACCAATTATCATTCCGTCTTTGTTCTTAATGAAGGCTTGCACTATAACACGTTGTCCATTGTCATCAACGATATTTGTTTCAATGCCCATATCAGTACCAAAAGCTTTTCGGAAAGCTTCAACACGTACAAATACTTCTGTGTACTTCTTACCGCCACGTTGCGTAACACCGTGCGTTCGGTTGAGGTCATTGACCTCAGCCATTGCTTTAATTAAATCTGTCATCTTTTACCAAACAATCCTTTCGCCATCATAAAAAACTCAGGCGCTAAATCACGCCACACAAAACTGTCTGCAAAATGCGGATCAGTTAAATTAAGCAGATCAACTACATCATCTGCAACTTTCATTAATTTTTCTCTACG